GCTTCGGCGTCTTGTCATCCTTCGGCTCGCTGCCGATCTCGATGCTGCCGTCTTCCTGTGCCCATTCGTACATCGGGTCTTTCGTGATCCAGTCGGGGAGCGTCGCGAATGCGTACGGCTCCGCCGTCACGATCTCGCCCGTCTCCGGGTTGCGGAATCCGATCTTCTGTTTTGCCACGAGTTTAATCATGCTGCGCCTCCTCTTTAGATGCCGTCGCGGTAGATGAACGGCTCGATGTAGTGAATCTTGACCTGCCCGACGTTCGCCATGTAGAGGCTGTCGTAGGACGCCGTGCCGACGTTCGGCTGCGTCATGACGCGGCTCATCGGTACGGGCACATCCATGCCGACAAAGCGACGCTGGTTGACGTAGGCGACCATGCGGTTCTTCTTGCCGACGCCTGCGCCGATGCAGAACCGGCACTCGGCGATCACGAGGTCAACGCCCTTTGCCTTGGCGATGTTGTGGTCGACGAGGTACTGCATGATGGAGACGGGCGTCGGGTAGCCGTTGACGCTCACCATCGTGCGGTTGATGTACGCAAAATTCGCAGGGTCGATGAGGATGTGGTTCGGGATGGCGCTGTTGTCGTACTGCGCCCCCGTCCATCCGGCGATGATCGCCTCGTCGATGTCGTTCAGGATCTCGGTCGGGGTCTTGTGCGCCCAGTCCGTCTGACCGCTTGCCCCTGCCGTGACTGACGTCGCCGTGATCTGCTTGTCGTTGAGCAGTCCCGTCGTTCCGTACGCCGCCTGTCCGAGGTAGGTGTTGATGTCCATGTACTTGTCGTAGTCGAGGCGGATGCCGTCGTTGTAGATGTCCTCGATGCTGCGCCCGGTGACCGCGCCACGCAGCTGATCCTGAATCTTGATGGACATGGAGACCTCATAAGGGAGCACCTTGTAGAGGTCTTTGCTGAGATCGGCCTGGATCCGACGCACGGCGTTCTGGATGCCGCCGACGCCGTCTGCCTGTCCGCCCGTGACGCTGTACTCAACGTTGAACGCGGACGTTGCCTCGACCCAGCCGCCGCCGCTCTCGATCTCGATGTCGCGCGGGTAGGTCGTGCTCGTCAGAGGCTCGCGGAGGAGCGGGTCGAGCTTTTCAAGCTCGCTCTCCAGGAACGCCAGCCCGCTCGATACCGCCGCTGCATCCATCGTCAACATGGCAGTGCCGCCGCGCTGGGGCGGGGTTGCGAGATTATACTGTTTCTTCATATCGTTGCTTCTCCTCTCTTACACACCCTGGCGCACGATGATCGTGAGCTCTGCGACGCTGCGCGCGTCTGCACCACTCGACCACTTGACGCCCGTCAGCTCAACGCAGTTGCCTGCCTCGTTTGCCGCACCGAGGTCGCCGACCTTTGCCCCTGCAGGGCTTGTACCGCTGACGACCTTCGTGCGGACGTAGACCTTCGCGCCGACCTTTGGCGTTCCCCACGCACACGTCGCGGAGATGCCGCCGCGCTGGAGCACGTCACACGCCTCGCCTGCCGCGTAGTATCCGAAATTCTGATAGGGGTACACCTTCGCCGACTTGACCTTGCGCATGGCAATCCCAGCGAAGTCGTCGGCGGTATTCGTCGAGCCGAAGATCGCGACCGAGCCGTCCTCCTTCTGGACGACGGGTGCCCCGAACGGGATATCTGCCGCCCCTGCGGCAACAGGGCGCGTGCGGCTGACCTCATCGCCCTGGCGGGACGCCTGCCCCGGATAGCCGTATGTCATGTTGATTCCGATTGTAGTTCCCGGCATAATTACTTCTCCTCCTTCTTGCAGTGCGGATTACGCTTGCGGCAATTCTCGCCGTAGGCACGCATCTCTTTCTCCCGTGTCGCAGCATCCGCTGTTTTCCGACGCGAGAGAACGCCATAGCCCCCGGGGAGCGGCTGCGTGTCCCGTGTGCGCATGGCCTTCTTGAGCGTGCGCGAGAGTGCATCCGACGCACGTCTCTGCTGACGCGGCGGCATGGCGGCGATGAACGGCCGCATGGTGCGGATCACCGACAGCGCAAGTGCGCGGTCTGCCGCAGCCACAGGCTTCTTTTCGTCTGCCGGCACATCCTCTGGATCCTCATCCTCTTCGAGCTGCTCGGGCGGCACGGTCACGCTCTCCTCCTCGGATTCATCGTCCTCCGTTTCGGCAGGCTTCTCGCCGCCCTCTTCCAGCTCCTCCTCGAGGTCGTCCAGCGCCTCGGTCTCCTCGGTCTCATTGCCCGGCTCTTCGTCCTGCGTCTTCTGCTTCTGGAATGCGTCAACCTTGGCGCTGAGTGCCTCCATCGCGTCCATGATCGCCTGGACGTCCTTGTCCATTGTGCTCTGCTGGGTCTCAGCAGGATCGCCGCCCTCTGCCTCATCGACAGCGCGTGCCGCTTCGCGGACTTCCTCCGGCTCTGCATCCTTCGCAAATGCGGCAAACATCCGATGCAGAATACTGCCCTTTCTTGCCATCTGTTTTCCTCCTTCTGGCGTTGCCTTGGCGTCGCGGATGGCTACTTCGTGCCCCGCGCGCCCCTCCTCGACGACAGCGACATGGTTGCCGATGATGTCTTCTTGGCAGTACGTGCCGTCGTCCCTCTCGATGTATTTGCACTCGTACCCGCACGAAATTTCCCGCTTGCCCGCGTCAATCTTGGCGATAAGCGCGGCGTCGTACACGACGAGATCGCAAATCAATTTGTCCCTGTCCGCCCCGCTGCCGCGTCGGACGTTCTGAACCGTTCCCTTGGTGTAGCTCGCGTAGTTCGACGCATCCACACCGACGGGTGGATGGTCGTCTGTCACGGGCTTACCTTCAAACGAAGCGACTGCCGAGGGCTTGAACACCTCATCTTCCTCGCGGTATACCTTAAGGAATCCGCCACCGCCGTCGTCTGCGACGCCGAGCTCCTGCGGCATGTATTCCTGCATCCCCGTGCGGCAGATCGGGACGCTGTGACACACGAGAAACCCCTCGGGCGTCTTTGTCATGTGGGCGGAGAATCGCGCCCCGTAGAATGCTTTCAATGGACATTCCCCCTCAAAATTGACATAAGAAAAGCACCCTTGCGGGTGCTCCGTGTGCGGTATTATCTTTTGTATTGTGTCTCGAAATCGTAGACGGTATCAAAATCGCCTTTTTCAAATAAAGGAAACAGTCCATCGCTGCCGTTCAAAATCTCCTCTTCCCTCCAGCGATCCCCTCTCTGGATATTCCATATCTCTATTGCTCCACCTTTGCCGCCGCGTGCTTCCAACGCTTTCTTGCGGTAGAAGTAGGTCAATGAAATGGCGAGGGATGCAGCTTGTTGATCTGGGGAGGCATTGCGTATCGCATCGTCTGCTTTCGCCTTCTTCTTCCATCGATCAACCAGATACATTTCGCCGGGATTCAGTTGCTTGAGCAAACGATCCATTTTATTCATCATCGAGAACCACCTCCTCGTAGGTTATGATTTTTCCATCCTTCTTTTCTACCTTCATTATGCGAGTTTTTGTACCTTTGTCAAGCAAGAATTCATTCTCGTCTGCATAACTGGAGACACTTTTGATGTAGCCGCCTTTTGCCTTTTTCGGAACAAAAAAATGCCGGATAAGCTCTTCGTCGCCGTACGTTCCACCCTCCGCCGGCGTGGATGATAAGAAGGCCGCATTTGTAAATACTTCGCCATCTTTTTTCATCTTTTTCAAGTCTTCAAAAGTCGCACCGTTAGGATTATTCTTCGTTGCCCAGTCCATCAATGTGCATTTGCGACACACCCACATATCCGGGTGATCCATCTTTGCAAGTCCTGCACTGATGTTGTCCACCTTCTCTTGAATGGCTTCCTTGGTGTATTCTCCAAACCCCTCTACCTTTCCATAGCACAAGTAATCTCTTAGATGCTTCGAGCCTTGCGTATAGCGAAGGACTGATTTTTTCTCTTGTTTTGTATATTTTGCCGTCTGGACAGAACCGTACTGATCTTCAAAATTCTTGAAAGCAGGATCTATAACCGATTCGTACTCTGTCGCATACAGTCCAAGCGTCCCCTTCGGTGTACTGATGCCCGTCGTTGCCTTGGTGAGCTTGATCTTGGACAGCCCCTTGGTCTGCAGCTGTCCCGGCTTTGGTTGTGCTGCGATTTGCGGTTGCACTGTCGGCTGCGGTGCCACCGCTGGTTTGGGCGTTAAAGGCACATGCACTCCATAGTACGCAATCGACGCGACCGTGTTTTTGAATGTCGTCTTGTCAATTTCTCCATTTTGGAGCTCCTCGTAGGCATGTTTGACGCCTTGCATCTCTTTATCATCCAGATTGTTTTTCTGCTTAATTTTCCCTTTGAGAAAATCAAGCACGGGATCATCAAAGTCCGTCTTCTTCTGCTTATAGGCCGCAAGTGACGCGAGGTCATCAATGTCCTGCTGGCATTTGCTTGACAGGTTTGTGTAGGCATGCTCATCCATCTTTTTGGGAACGTAGGCGGGAGCCATCTTCTTCGCCTTAGGCTTTACTGCCGACTTTGGTTCTTCCTGTTTCGGCTTCTCCTTCGTCGTGAACTCATGCTTCGTCTTGCCCGTCCACTCCTTGCCAGTGAACTTCCCACCAGCACCGCCGTCGATCTTTCCCTCCGTCAGGTGCACCTTCGAGCCGTTGATCGTGCGCCAGTTCTTGGGGTCTGGGTCTTTCGGATGCGCTGCGTCCATCGTCATCCCGCGCTGTATGGCGTAGGCATCCAAACGCATGGAGAGCGCTATCAGTCCGATAGCGATGCGCTTTAGTTTGTTTGCCACATCAGAATCCTCCTTCAAACCGTTTTCTCGGAATACGCTCAATGTTCCCACTGCGATACACCCGCATCGGGAAATTCAGTAAATCCAAATCAACCACAGGCTCCGGGTAACACCGGCAATTCGGACACTGCCCTGCATGGTAGTGCCCGAGCGTGTTCTTGTACGGTGTCCCATCCACGCGGCGCAGAGGGAACAAGTCCTCGGGTGCGGGCGGGTCGCTCCATCGCACCAGCACGCCGCTCATGTGGCGGTGGCTGGATCGCGTCCTGCCATCGCCGTTATTTCCTCCGCATGCCCGCCACACATACCAGTCAAGCCCTAGGTCTTCTGCGCGTGCCCGTACGATGTTCGTCTGCGTCATGGACACCTGCGTCCGTGCGATCAGCTGCGCCCGCGCCGTCGTGTCGTCGGGAAACATCCGGACAATCTCATCGGCGATATCCGACGCCCTGCGCCCCTTCATCGCCTCTCGATCAACGTAGGACGCCACGTCAGCGGCGATGTTCTTTGGCAGCGTGCTGATAAGGTCTGCGTTCTGCTGCACAAGTGCCCGTATTCGCGCCCCACGTGCCCCCTGGAGCTCCTTTTGGAGGGCTTGGTATATCTCCCTACCCCTGCCGTTATTCCGTGCCGCCTCGCGCCACGTACGCGCCGTATCGTCGAATAACCCTGTCACCATCTTCATGGCGATTGCCTCCGAGAGGCGGATGAAGTCGGGCGTCCGCGCGATGTGTTCGAGCGTCGCGACAATGAGCTGCGGGTCGCTCGTTTCGCCGACACGCGAGACGATTCCCTTCGCCATGTCGAGAAGTGCTCTGCGAAACGCCACCTCAATCCTGCGCTTCGGCATCCATAGCGGCTGGCTCATTCATCTTCCCCCTCGGACTGTGTTCTCCGTCCTGTCTCACCGCATGAGGATCTTCGCGTTCATCGTCCGGCTGCGTGTCTGGCTGCTGCTCCTCTGCGTCACTACCGCCGAACATTCCGCCCATCATGTCGCCCATGCCTTCATCCGACTGCATGACCGAATCGTCGGCCTTCTCGATGTCTTCGTCCGTAATGTTCGACCACATGCCCGTCATCTCGGACTGCTGGCGCAGCTCTTTGAGTGCCGTTCGCTGGCTGACCATGCCCGCTTGGAACGCCTTTGTCACGCTGTCCGTGTTCTTCGAGGCGAGGTCTGCCATCTCATCGTCACGCGGACGACGAATGGGATTGAACTCGTAGTCCAAATCGTCGGGAATCCCGCCGAGCGTCGAGATGAACATGATCGGGAGAATCTTGTCATACACAGGCCGCAGCTCTGCTTCCTGCTTCTCCTCGATGGTGTCGTAGTAGTTCTGCATGTCGCTCTCGCCCGTGGCGTTCATTCCCGCCGGGCTGCGTCCGAACAGCTTTGTCACTGGCGTCTCTGCTGCGCCTGCGACGTCCATCATGAAGCGGTCGTAGGTCTCCCCTATGCCGCCAAAGGTGTACTGGTGCGTCTCGTAGCTGTCGTTCTCGCCGAGTACCTGCAGGCTGTTGTTGTTCATCATGGCGTTCATGCCCTGGATGGTGTTGTAGAGCTGTATCTGCGCCTGCTCGTTCCCTGTCGCGAGCAGCTGCCCCATCCCGTCCATTTTCATCACGCGCAGGTTCGCCATGAACGTCAGCATGGCAATGTTCCAGCTGACGTTGTCGCGCTTCTTGAGCTCGTCGATGACGTGCTCGAGCTCAGATGCGCCCCAGTAGGTCTCTGCGAGCTGCTCGAGATACGGGAGAGGCCGCCCCATGAACCGAAGGATGCGGCTGTGGTGCACGCGAATCCCGACGGTGAGCGCATCGCTCGATACGGTGTAATACTCCGGCATCCCGAACTCGGGATCCGAAATGTCGCTGACGAGCTTGTCCTCAGGCGTCACTCCCGACCAGCGGTCGAGGACGAGTAGCCCCTTGTACGAGCTCGGCATGATCGTGTCATAGTCCAGCGGCTGATCCAGCTGGTTTTCGTGTCCCTCGATCATGATGAGTGCCCCTGCGCCGCCGTAGAGCCTCCCCCATTTCAACCCCTCGAGAATGCGGCGGCTGGTGCGCGTTGTGCGGTCACAGCGGACGATCTTCTTGATCTGGTCGGGCGAGAGCTGCGTCAGGATGTGGTACCCGTTCTTGATCATGTCCTCCGGGACAACGTCGATGATGCGGCGCACGATCCAGTGGGAGCGGTAGAGCGCGTTGATCGTCTGCCAGTCTCGCGTGAACCGCGTGAGCGGGTACTCTGTCGTCTCCAGCGGATTCGGCATGAACACACCCGTGCGTGTCATCGGATTCTGAAACGAATCGTTCGTTCTCTGCTGCCGTGCGGCGGTCTTTTTCTTCTTGCTCATTCTCTCCTCCTCCATTTCGGCAGCATGGTGTGGACGTAATAGCGTAGGGCATCCATCGCGTGATCTGCCTGCTTGACGGGCTTTTCCTCGCCCATCCGTGCCGCTCGCTCGTCCCAGACGTAGCTTTGGAACTCGTCGATCATCGGCTGGCAGTTCTTGCGGTGGATGCGGATTTTCTTCTTCGTCAGGAGCTTCGCGACCTCGCGGATGCCATCGTTGACGCTGTTGTCTGCATCCTTCACACGGAATCCGCGCCCTTGGCACTCGAGCTTGAAGCTCGCCGCCGATGGGTCAATGACGATCGCGTCGGGATACTCTTCGCCGAGCATCGTCTCGAGGTCGTCTGCATACTGCGCGTCGGTCTTTTGCCGCTGCTCCTTGCGGCTGTCCCAGTAGTAGAGATTCGGGATCCAGATCGTCTCCCCGTCGTCGTAAATGTCGAGAAAGACCATCGGGTTCTTCGTGCCGTAGTCGCACGCGATGAAGCGGCGGCAGGTGCTCTTTAGCGTGTTTGTGAACTCCGCATCGTCAAAGAGCAGGTCGTCGCTGAACATGTCGTAGATGATGCCCTCGGCGAGCACCCACATGCCGAGAATCATCCGCTTAAACCACATCCCCGAATACGAGCTGCGGATGTTCGTCTTGTAATCATCCGTGAGGTTCGGGTTGTCGTCGAGCTCAAAATGCACCACACTCACGAGACCGTCGCGCAGCTTCTCTTCGCTTGTGACGTACTCCTTGTAGAGGTAGTGCATCGGTGAATCTGGATTGGTTGTGCTGTAGAGCTTCGCGCCCGGTACGCTGAGACGGTTGAGGAGCTGCTTGAAGAATCGCTCGGGCATCAGCGTCAGCTCATCGCAGTACGCCCCTGCGAGGGTCTTGCCTCGAATGAATTTCTCCGAGCCTTCGTCCTTCGCGCCGACGACCTTGATGCGCCGCATGTGCTCACCGTCTGCGTCCCGCCAGAACACATCCAAGGATCCGCTCTGACGGTTGTAGTGGTAGTTCTCCTCGCCGATGGTGTCGAACAGGTCGTTGAGAACGTTGTCGTAGATCGTGTCCTTGGACACACCCGTCATGAGCAGAAGCCCAGGAGGCCCCGTCATGATGTAGTTAAGCCACTTGGGAATCATGGCGACGGTCTTGCCGCTGCGGACGCTGCCCTCAAGGATGTTGATGAAGGCGTCCTCTTCAATCGGCTTTTCGATGAAATCGAGTGCCTTTACGCCCCAGTCGCGGAACTCCATTACTGCGTCCTCCTCTCACGCGCTTTCTGCAGGGACTGGACGAGCTGCACCATCGTGGACTGCTCCGGCTCTTCGAGTGCTGCGATAGGACTTCCCTTTGGCGCCCCAGGCCTGCCGACATCTGCCGCCTCGAGGCGTGCCTGACGCTCGAGCTCGATGCCCTGTGCGAGGTAGTCGAGGATGTTCTTCGCGGACAGGCTCTCATCGTCCAGCCGCAGGAGTGCGGTCATCGCCTTCTTCTGCAGTGCCTGTGCCATCCTCATGTGGTCTTTGAGCATCTTGCGGACGGCTTCGCGCGTCTCCTCCATGCTGATACGCTGCAGCTCGTTATCGTACGCCCGCGCCCGCTCTACCCAGTTCCATGTGAAGCTCCACCGCTCGATCAATTTCAGCGATTTCCCTAACTTTTCCGCGACACTTGCCAGACGACGTTTCTTCTTCTCGCCGTCCGTCTCATGGCTCATGTTGCGGTAAAGCAGAAAGGCTTCGTACGCGACCGAAGATTCACCCGCCTGGCGTTCCCATGGCTCCTGCTCGTTCGATATCTTCCTGCTCATGCATCAACGTCACCTCCTGCATCCACGCCCATGACCTCATCCAGTGTCAGCTCCCTGCCGTCGCGCTCTACTGTGACGGTCTGCTTTCCGCTGGTCTCAATGTACCGCTGAACAATGGCGTCAACGTAGCGTGGGTCAAGCTCCGTGCTGTAGCAGATGCGCCCTGTCATCTCCGCTGCGATCAGTGTCGATCCGCTGCCGCCGAAGAAGTCAATCACGAGGTCGCCCGCCTCCGTGCTGTTGGTGATCGCCCGAATCGGAAGCTCCACGGGCTTCTGCGTCGGGTGCACGGTCTTGCTTTCACGTGAGACCTCCCAGACGGTGTTCTCACGGCTTTCCTGATAGAGACAAATGCTGCGTCCCTCGCTCAGCCGGACATAGCGCACCTTCTTTCCTTTCGGCATCTTGTCTGTGAGATAGAGCTTGTTGCCCGTGCCGTCCGTCAGAACCACACCGCCCGTGAGCGTTGTCGCCATCCCGTCTGCGCCACGCAGGACGACGTTCCATGTCGTACGCTGCGAGCGGTCGCCGCACCATTTTGCCTGCTGCCCCGCCTTCTCGGCGTAGAAGCACGGCTCATGCGCCCACTGATAGTCTGCATGCCCGAGGACGGGCGCGTTCTTGACCCAGATGATGTACTGCTTCTCCATGATGCCTGCTGCAATCATGGCATCCTCGAAGTCGCGGCGTGTGCTGGATGCGTGCCAGATGTAGAAGGCGGCATCGTCTGCCGTGCTGCGCACATAGTTGCGGAACGCCGGGATGAGAAGCTCCGCCATCAGATCATCGTGCGTCTTGTCGTCATTGGCGATCATGTCAAACTTGCCGCTCTGCGTCTTGTAGCTGACACCATACGGCGGGTCTGTGTGTACGAGCTGTGCCTTTCGCCCGTCCATCAGCCGCTCAATCGTCGCTGCGTCCGTTGCGCTGCCGCAGACGAGACGGTGATTCCCGAGATGCCAGAGGTCGCCGAGCTGGGAGAATGGCTTGTAGTTGTCGTCTACACCCTGCTCTGCGTCTGCCTTGTCATCAACGGAATCATCTGCGCCCTCCATCGAGGCGATGATCTTCTGCAGGTCTTCTTCCGTGAATCCCGTGAGCTCCACGGGAACTGTCC